GCGGGCCGCGTTGGGTCAGGTTGTGGACATCCGTGCGCTGCTGGATATCGAGCCAAGTGCACGCGAAGCATGTTGAAACGCGGTATAGCCCCTGGGGTGTATGGTGCTCGCGTTTTGGACTACTTCGGCAGCAATCGATTCAGTGCGTACACTAGTTTGCAGAATCAGTATCCACATCTGAAGCTCGATGTGGTCGCGGCTCCCGAAGATCCAATCGAGGGTGATGCCGCGCGCGAGTTTTTCCGAGGCCCGCTCGGCTCCGGATACGATTTCTTCGTGGTGCAGGATGTGTACCAGTCAGGCAAGACGTATCGCGAGGTTCTTGCCCCAGACCATCTGAAGGCGTTGTGTCGGCGCACGACGTCTGGCATGGGTTATATCATGTTGAGGGTCTTTCGGGGGGAGGCGGGGCAGGACAGTGATTTGTACGACGAGGCGATGTGGTTCCGTGATCCTGTTGTGCGTGACATGATCCACTTCTATCCAGACCCGCAAGGGGTGGGATACGCCGAACACCCGGATATGACGTGGATGACCTCCACTCGTTCGGTGGAGGGGTTGGATTTGGCGGATATTGCGCAATATGGTCCCTACAAAGTTGTTGCAGTTTGCGAAACCAAGCCCGGAGCTCAGGCTCTGGGACCTGCCCTTCTGTCTCCCGGCGCCCCTCGAGTTGCGCGCACCACCCTGCGGCCCGCCAGTGCCGACACAGTCTTTGATGACTGTGTGTCGGCGTGGGACGCTATGTTTCCGAGCATGGCGTTGCGCGCCCCGGAGACTCAGGTCTTGGTCGACACGCGTATTGTCGCTGAAAAAGCCCCCCTTTTTGCGATGAAGATGCCTACACCGGTCAATATGTCTTCGGCCACTACCTCGGTGAACACTGCTATGAAGAACGAGGTGTTTTATCGCCGCATGTTGCAGCGGATGCCGCAGTTGTACCAGCAAATCAATCTGGGCACGGTCCGCGCCGTTTTGTATGGTGACAAAGATGCTGCGGTGATGGGAGTTATCTCGGATAATTACCAGTATCGGGACACCAATTTGCTGGTCGAGGCCGCGCGCGCGGGCGGTGGATATTCTGAGTGGGGGAGTTGGTTGCTCCCTGCCGTCGGTGTCCTCGCGGCTGGGTTGGCATTCTGGATGCGGTTCCGGAACGCGAATGCCTCTTCACCTTGGACCATGTCCTTGTGGGACACCTTCCGGGCCCGAGTCCGACCCCCGCCTCGGGCGGAGTTGGTCGTGCGCCACATAGGCGATTCGGCTGCTATATTGGCCGACACTGTGGTCACGCGAGCTATGGCCCCTGTTGAAGGCAGGTTGGTGAATTTGGCTAATGGACTGCGCAACTTTGCGTTGGCGCAAGCCGCCCGGTTGGACGACCACATCCTCATGGCTGAGAGGTTTTCGAGTTTGCAGCCCACCATGGCTGACATGGCTGCCAATTTCGGCAATGTGGTGGTTTTCACCCCCATTTTCGAGGAGGTCTTGCGCACGTTGGCTCCCAAGTGCGCTTTCGTGTACTTGGCCATCCTTGAACCGTTGATGAAGTTGGCGGTGTGGGGTCCAGCCTCAGCGGCCTTGTCGGCGGTGTTCCACTGTGTCATGTCGTTGTTCGCTACCAAGAGCGGTGCTCTTCCCGACGCCACCTTGAGGAATGTCTTGAAGCGGACCGCGGTGCACATGATATGGAATGGAGCGGCATTCTTCCATGCTGTCACCCAAGTTTCTCAGCACAAGGACGCGCGTTCGTTGAGATATTTGAGCGCTCTGTCGTCGTTACTTGGCCCCGACGTGGCCAGGGTTGTGACGACCGGACTCGGCTCGTATTGGCTCGCGAAGACTGGTCGATGGACGGGTGTCCCCCAATTGCGGCCTGAGGCGGAGGAGTCTTTCAAGGCTACTCTGAACGGGGAGAAGATGGAGTTGGCTGAGCTGGGGCCTGCCCTTGAGTCATACTCGCACGACGGCTATGAGGAGCAAGGGAAAACATTCCCTTTGATCACCCCGACTGTCCTCAAGAACCCCTCTAAGAAGGCCGGCCATCCGAAATTGGTGCGGGAGGATCGGTATTGCTTCGTGCAACCCTCTAGGTCGCCCCTCAATTTGCTTTTGTGCATGGTGCACCGCACGTTGGCGGATCCGCGTGCCGCTCCGAACCCTGGGCTGTGGGCCGATATCCACAACCAGTGGCGCGCCCTCATGTATGAAGGCTACTTTCCCGAAAAACGGTACACCTTTGCCGAAGCTGTCGCCAAGATGGATCCCTTGAAACGGGCGAGGTTGGTCAACGCCATGCGCACGATGGATCGCGATGGACGTCTACCTCCGCATAAGGTTTCGATTTCTGTGAAGCATAACGAAGTCATTATGCGTCGCACTGGGATGGGCGTCAAACCTCGCGCGATTGTTCAATGTCCGCCCGAATTGATTGCCGATTCCACAGCGGAGATCCATGGAGTTTCGGAAGCGATGCACTTCTTGTGGCATCCATCCATGGTGCATGAGCTTGAGCACGTCTTGGGGTTCAGAGTTCC